ATGTTGAGATCCACTTTCTTGCTGTTTTTTAGTTTCTTCAGCTATCGCAATATTGACCTCGCGTAGCTTAGATTGCAAAAATTCAATGTTTGCCAGTAGGTCGTAGGCTTGGGCCTTTAGTTCCGTTACGTTTGCCATTTTTTTAATGTATTAAGGTTAAATTTAATTGCGTACAAATATACTGATAGGCAGCTAAATTAACGTTACTAGCTGTTCCCCAGGTAACGTAAGCCTCGCCGCTGATAGTAGTATTGCCCTGCGTTAAACTTTGCTTTGTTTCTACACCTTCGCTATCAGTAGTTACTTTACTAATATTCCAGTAAAACTGCGCATAGTCAGAAAGATTGTCATTTACTATACTAGCGTCAATATAGTTGCCAGTTTCGCTTTGTCCGTTTTGCCAGATCTGTACTGGCTGAATTGAATATCCCATTATTTTATTTTTATGTTACGATTGCCAATTTGTAAAATGTACCAGCTACTTCAACTTCAATATATTGGGTAGTGTCCAGTACTACTGCGGCTGCTACGCGGCTACCTAGCTTCCATTCTGCGGCTGTTCCTGTTGTTGGTGCAGCTGTTTTTATGCTATTACTGAATGTAGCTTTTCCGTTTGTATTTAATATCAAATCACCTACGCCAGAACCTGAAGCTAAAAAAACTAGATCATTGTTAGTGTTATCCCACCAAATGTTAGCTTTTGAAGTAGCATTATTGCTAAAATTTATTTGCGTAAACCTCTGTCCAGTATTATTCAAATAAAGCTGATCGCCATTTGCGCCTGTTACTCCTAACCTATACCCCGCGTCTGTTGTTGTGCCGATTAGGAAATTTCCGCCGCTGGTTAGTGTTGCATTTATTGAAGCATTACTAGCTAAATATAAACGGTCTGATGCGTGATCGTATGAAATATATCCCTTAAATCGATCTGCGCCACTTGTACCACGCGCAAACATTAGATAATTCTGTAATGTTAAGCCTGAACTAGCAATAGTTATTCCGCCTTCACTTTCACCTATAACAACTAAATTTTTTGAATAATAACTAGCTGGACTTGTAACTCCAATTCCTAAATATCCACTAGCGTCAAGCGTCATCGCTTGCGTAAAGGTTATAGCATTACCTGCTGTGCCAGAGGGAGCAATTAACCATTGATGACTATTACCTACAATTTGATAAACAGCAGCTGGATTTGTTGTGCTATATTTCCAACCACTATTATAATATGCATTGCTTGAAATAATTGTAGCACCTCCGTCGGATAATCCATAAAATGAACCATACCCAACTTGCACTACTTTTTGCCCAGCATCCCACGCACTTGGTGTTACAGCTAAACCTAAGTTGCCAGCAGAATTTAGCGTCATTAAAGTAACGCCAGCCCTAGTTTCGAATAAATAGCTATCAGATAGCATTTCCAGGCCTGTTGCGCTGGTAAACATTCCAGTAGTACCCGACGCAGCTGCTGTAAAAGTACCAAACCCGATTGTCAGCTTGCTGGTCGGTGTTATTGTGCCAGCTCCAAGATCGCCTGTTATTGTTGCTGTTCCATTAACTTGTAAAGAATAGCCGTTATTAACAGTACTGCCCAGCAGCAAATTTGCCGCAAAGTAGTTTAGATCGCTTGCTCCCTCTTGGTAGATCCCCCAGCGGTTAGTATAAGTAACCGTTCCAGTTCCAGTCGTTTGATCGTTTATTAGTAGCGCGTAGTTATTAGTAATATTTACTGCACTACCGGGATTATTAGGAAAGCAAATTCTAAGTCCAGCAAGGTGCGTTATCGTACCTACTGCGCTACCGTTAAACGCATAAACACTACTAAGCGCGCTAAATGCGCGCACCGTACTGCCTTGCGTCATTGTTAAAGTACCAGCGCCAGTAAAGTTAATACTGGTACTACCCTCTAGCCCCTGTCTGCCAGTTGCGGCTACGGTAGTGCTGCCCTGTAGCGTTAAATTTAGATTGCTATTTACTCCACCTAACGCGGCTAGTCCTACGTTTACTCCGTTAGGTATAGTTAAATTGTGCTGTACTGCTATTCCGATTGCGTTACCAGTACTGTACGTTTTTGTAGATAAAAAAGTAGCTTCATTACTGGCGGCAAGTACCTCTATAGCGTTATTTGATAGCGCAGTATTGTGAAGCTCAAAAAAGTTAGCGCCGCCGTTATATTGATCGCCAAGTCGCCAGACGTTAGTACCTGTGCGCTGAAAAGACATTAAGGCGTTAGCCGTTGCACTGGTTGAATTTAGGTGCAGCATATTTCCTGTACCGTGAACGTCTAAGCGCACGCCGGGTGTGCTAGTGCCGATCCCTAACCTTGTGTTTGTATTATCCCAGTATAAATTTGCGCTAGATCCGATTGCCTGGGAGCTGGTAAAATAAGCCACTTGCGTTGCCGTACCCGTTCCAGTAATTGTGCTAGATCCTGGGCCGCCGATTAGATCCCAGGTGCTGCCATTATCCCTATAGATCTCAAAAGTATCGGTACTAACAAAGAGCCGCCCTGTCTGTCCTGCGGCGGGCCTGTTAGCAAACGTATTACTATTGATAGCTGGGGAGCCAAGCTGATTTAATATATTAAAATCTACGAACATTAAACGTATCGTTTAAGTATTACTGTCAGTTGATTAGTGCCGGTGCCGCTAAAATTAAAGCTATAGACCTTAACATTGATCTCGTCGCGGTTGCCGGTAATATTCCAGGACTGGTTAGGCGTAAGCAAAAAACCGTCCACGGTTACGTTGCTAGTGCCTTGATTGACGAATATAACGCTGTTAGCGTTTGTGTCCGTCTGGCCAGATTGCTGAAAAATCTTTGTTTCTGTTATGAATTTTACACAGGCCATTATCTACAAAGTTTTTGATCTTTTGCGTATTCCTGGCGCATTGTTGTCTCGTCAGGTATGAAAGTCGTTTGATCGACGATATTGGCGACCATTTGCCGAGCTGTACTGGCTGCGCTTTCTGCGCTAGGTGCCGTCTTGCCGGTAGCTTTTCTGCGTCTCATAAAGTAATAATATACTGCGGCTGCGGCTACCAGGTATAGTATAGTTCCTTTTTTCATTGTCGTTTTTTATACAAGTACGTTATCGCCAAAACCGGCCACCCGAATACCTTTAGATAACTGTCTAGTTACAGCCTTTGCCTGCGCCCTGGTTGCTGTCTTAGTCCTTACGGCTTTTTTTACAGCCGTAGCCCTGGCTTTTGCTCCAGGCTTCTTTGTAAATAAATTACTGATCAGCTTTGTGCCGATATCTACAGCTGTTTGCCTAGCTGGCGGCATATCTACAGGCGCCGCGAACTCTTGTTCAGTTATTCTTTCTGTCGGGCCTGCTTCAACGGTTACCCTGGGCCGTCTGCGATAGGCAATAAACGCTATAGCAGCGCCGGCGATGAGTAGTAAGGGCAATATGTTTTTTTTCATCGTGCTGGTAATCTGTTTGTGTACGTTAATAATGTGCGCAGCTGGCTATCACTTAATCCATCCCAGGGTAATATGCCGCCGCCGTTAGTTAAAAAAGTCAGTAAATCTTGTTTGTAGCGCTGCTGAAATACGTCAGCTAAAAAAGATACAGCAGCCTTTGTCTTAACCTGGCTAAAAGCCGCCATAACAGCGTTAAAGTCGTCCTGGAATACTCCAAAAGCATTGTGGATCTGTCTAGCCAGTTGCTCGGCCGTTGCTCGTCTTACTAAGATCCCGCCAGTACGTTTATAGTATTTCGGCTTCCAGTAGCTACCCGGATCTGTTATTTGCTGGCTGGCGCTTTGTGTGCCTGGCCCTGCTGCGATCCCGCCTGCGATTAACAGGCGCTTAATAGCTGTAAAGGCCAGTAAGCCGCCGCCTACCAGTAGCACGTCTGTAGCTGATATTTTGAATTTTTGAGCCATTACTTTCTAAGCATTGATAATAACATACTGATCTGGGCCTGCGGCATAGCTGCCAGCTTTTCTAAGTCGTCGGCTGTTACCCCTTTGCTAAATAGTGTTTGAATAATTTGCTCCATGTCCTGGGTGCCGCTTACGTGCTGTACTTTAGGTGCAGCAAAGCCGCTTACTATATTTCCTAACATTGCTATTAACATTTGTTGTACTTGTGGTTGCTGTAGCATACCGGCTAAAATACTGGACGGCGTTACTGGCTGTTCTGCTTCTTCTTCTTCTTCGTCGTCCGTTTCCAGTTCGGCTATTCGTTCAGCTCGTAGTGCGCGGATCTCGTTTAATATCTCGTTATTAACCTGGGCTTGCTGATTGCTTACGCCGTAGCCTGCGATCATACCTAGCGGCGCTTCGTTTAGCACAAAAACTTTATTGATCGCTGGCGCTACTCTTTCTTTGTCCTTGTCGTTGTATAGACCGAGAACAAAATTGTTGTAGTCGTCCGGCGAAATATACGAAAGCTCCGTTTGTAACTTTTCGTATCCCTCGTCCTTGCTTTTACCGTCATAAGCGCCAGTAATGTTTTTTGCCATTACTGAAAACCTAAAGATTTTCCAGGCAGCCTGCGGCTGCTCGTTGTACCAATTTAGGACGGCGCTTGCGTTTCGTAGTTGTGCTGTTGCAGCCATAATTTTTTAGATATAGTAAACGCCGAAAACAAAGCTAATGTTAGTCGTGTTGGCAGGAGCCGACGCGATAGTGATATAGCTCTTATCCCAAGTGATCTTTTGTCCGCTAAATTCTGGCAAGCTACGTACAAAAGGAGCGCTGGCGCTAGTTGTAGCCTGGGTGCGGATTAGTGATACCAAAGGAATACGGAATAAGTCCTGGCGCTCGTTTGAGTAGAGTACCAAATAACTTTTCTGCATAATAGCTGCGGACGGCAAAGCGACGTTGTTAGGCGATACGGTTACTGTATCAACGGCGAACGTTTCCAGCGCCATTAGTGCTGTATAGCGTAGCTTGGGCAGATCTGGGAACGACCATTGTGTTTGTGTCTGTCCTGTTGATGCTACACCGGGAACCAGTAGCTCTACTAGTTCGTATTTAGCGGCCTTAAATGCCATTGTCTTAAATTTTACTTTTTTTGAAAATAAGGGCCGGCCGAAACCGGCCCTCTTTTTTTATCGAACATTTTGCTCAAAATGTTACTCCGGTTGTGACTTACGACTTAATATAAATCGTTAAAAATCATTATCTTACGGGAGTGACGTTCTGCGCAAGGTGACCACGAAGGATCAGAACAGCGCGGCTGTTTGTTTCAACTGCGGCCATAGCTTGTGGCAATTGTACTTGTAAGTTGTTCTGCTTAGATCCAACAAGTACCCAGGCTGGCTCTACTGGATAGAAAGCTGAATCTGCTCCGCTTTGCTGATCAAGGAAAGTAGCTGTGTTAGCTGAATAATAAGGAGCAGTAACTTGCTGCTGCATAGGTACAGAATAATGACGGTACAAATCGTAAGCAGGCACAATTTGACGGTTATTAACAGTCAAAGTAAGGCTGCTATTGTACCAGTTCAAAAGGCTGCTTGCTGTGTTTGCCGCTGTAAAATTCTGTGAGTTTGGGTAAGTAAACAGCTGAAAGTTTGTAGCTGTTGTGCTTGAAGGTTTACAGAAAAACAAGCCAATCGAGCTACAAACGAATCCATCTTGGAGATTGAGACGCTGTTCGGTGTTAAAGCTCTGTGTATTGCTGCTGCTTACATCATTCGTAAGTACAGGGAACTGATAGCTTGTAATTGTAGTACTTAAAGCTACTTCAAGGCGCAAGTAGGACTGAGAAAGTACTGCTTGACCTAGCGAAAAACCTGCTGCGTTAATCGCTTGTTTTGCCTTTTCAAAGGCTAGGCGTGTGCCAACTGTTGATGCCATTTTTTTAGTTGCGCCATTCGTACTGCCTGGCGCGGGGCTTTTAGATTAAATAAAGGTGAATACAGGTGATCCGTTTTTAGTACATTTCGTCGTCTTCCATACCAGCCAGAACTGAAAGATCATCACCAGCCAATACAGTATCGTCGCCGGCAATTACGCTGATATTGTCAGGTATTTCGCCAACGGTTACTGGAAAGGTCATAGTGTCGTCCATCTGTCCGAGTGCAGGAATAAGCCCGCCAACGAGACCGGCTCCACCGGCAGCGATCATACCGTTACCGATAGCCTTACCCAGATCACCTTTAAGGATCATTGGGAACGCCAGACCGATACCCAGTACAGCTGCATTTTTAATACGCTCGTCGCCTACAGGAATAAACCCAGCGACTTTTTTACCGATTACAGCGCCGGCAATAATGCCCAGAGCTGCTTGAATGTTGGCCTTGCCAACTGCACCCATACGACGGCGTGTGCTGCGTCTCTTAGTGCTTTTTCTACGTCTTGCCATTGTTTTGTTTTATATGTTTTTGTTACGTCCTAATTTACCAAAGTAGCTGATCAGCAAAGTAGCCCGGCGATCCTTTCACTTTTCTGTCCTTTTCGTGCCTGGCCTTGTAAAGTTTTCGGCGCTGATCTGCTACTGTCTTGCCGAATAACTTTTTATACGTCGGATAGTCCAGGTAACCCCTGGCTCCAACGCTCGTTATATAATTTCCTTGTCTGTCATATACGTCCAGTTTTTTACCCTGTCTGCTGCTCGGCCGGATCTTTACGTTAAGTCGCCGGGCCTGGGCTGCTGTATAAGGTAAAATTTTATACATTAAAGAGATCCTATTTTTCTAATTTGTTGAGCAACTAAAGACATTTCTTTTTGAATTTTATTTTTTCCTCTTTTAGTCGTTTCAGTCAATTTTTTTGCGGCTAATTGCCCGTATTTATTTTTAAGCAACGAACTAGCATAACTTTTAACAGATCCCATACCAGCCATTACTTTACCAGGTACTACAGTATAACCGTATTTTAGTCGCTTTTTATCGCTTCTTAAAACGTCTTTAATTTTATCCTTTACAGTAGTCGGCTTTTTTTCTTTTTGCTTAGTTATTGTTAGCTTTTCTTTCTTTTTTGTTCTTTTATCTTTGCCGCTGTTATATGCCTTAACGTCTTTACTTAATTGATCCAAAAACTTGAAAATTCTACTTTTTACAACCTTTTCATCTTTATCACTTAGATCGTCTGTTACATTTCTTCCTATCGTTGCATAAAACTTACCAGCCGCCGCCTTTGCTTCGCCTGGTCGTCCGTTAATTTCAACTATTAAATAACCTTTCGGATCATTCTCAACTACTTGAGCTGTAACTGTACCGTCCAGGTTAAATTGATTGTAAACTCTAAATTTTAGCCCTAGTATAGATCCAGTAAAACCAACCGGCAACGCTCCTAATTTACCACGCTTGTAATTGATTTTTATTCCACTTACTACGCGGATATTGACGTTATGGCTTTTAGTATCTTTATGATATTCTCCCAACTTTTTTCCAGCCTTACTGTAACTAATAGCAAATGCTTGCTTGACAGCTTGCGCTTGCGTTAGCTTCGGGTTTTTCTTGCGCAGCTTTTTTGCTTCTGCGACTACGGCCTTAAACTTGGCCCTGGCTGCTCTTTGCTTTGCTGTCATATTATTTTTTTCTAGTTACAAAATACAAAACGGCAGCGCCGCCGATTAGTAACGGTAAAAAATTAGGTTTTTTAGTAGCGGTCGTTTGAGCTGGTGCCATATCAGTAGTGGCCTGAAGCTCGGCTGGCTCAAATACCTGGTCGGCAATATCAATGTTCGTAGCTTCGCTGGCTGCCTTTGGCTCTAGTGCTTTTTTTGCCAGCTCTTGCGCTCTTTTATTTAGCGCGTCCTTACCTACCTGTACCAGCTCGGCCGGATCTATTCCAATTTTATTGAAAAAGTCGGCTACCTTAACCAGTAGTGGCGCTGCTGTTGCTGCTGGTGCTGCTACTCCTGGCGCTGCTCCAATCTGCTCCATACCAAAAATTCTTTTTTTAGTATATCCCTTTTCCCAGGCTTTTTTAAGTGCATTGATCTGGCCGCCGGCACTTTCCCAAAAGTTAGTGAGCTTGCTAGGTGCTTTTTGCCAGGCAGCGGCCAGCTTATTAGCTAAGCCTGCAAAATTTAATGTAACCAGTAGTAAAAAAGAATTGCGTACCGGTGCGGCCGCTACTTTTAGAACTACTTTAGCGCCTTTCTTTAATACTTGGCCAGTTGTACGGCCGGCAGCTTTGCGGGCAGCCACGACTGACGTCTGGGCTGCTTGTTTCGCCGCCTTAGTCGGCGCCGCTTTCTTTGCTGCTTTGGCAGCTTTTAGATCTGCCCTTTGTTGCGCTGTTGCGCCTATTCCGCTTATTGAATATAGTGCCATTTTTCTGTCTGTTGCGTATGTGTACGGTTTTTTATAGTCAAAGTCGCCTACTACTGGATCGATCCATATTTCGTTATTAGTACCAGGATTAACGACAACAAAAACGTGCTGCGGCTGCTTGTCAAACATTTTATAGCTTGCAAAGCGATAGGCAAACGGTATGCCTAAATTCTGTAAAACTCCGCCAGCGAATAAGCTATAGTGTTTGCAGTCGCCGTAACCAGTCGCCAGTATCGCTGCAGGGCTTTTTACCGTCTGCTTGCTTCCTGGCTCAATTACATAGCGCACATTGTTTTTAAGAAAATTAAAAATTTTTCGCGCCGTTGCTCGCCTCGATCCCGCATTAAAAAAAGAACTGATTTTGCTATAGTCGTTTGCGTGCCTGCGGTGTGCTTCCAGTATGGCGTCTATTATATCGCCGGTACTTTGATCTGCCGTAAGCATTTCACGTCTATTTTGAAACGGCCCCAGCCTACCCATTAAAGTAGTTGCGTCCATTCCTTAGATCATTTTACTTTCACTAACAGGCACTACTAGGCCGTCCACATTGGCCGTTCCGGTAAAACTTACGCTAGTAGATCCGATAGGACGGCTTAACAGCTCGCGCACCGTTTCAAACACACCGACAGCGCTAGGCCTTGCCTGCAGCTTCAAAATACTTTCGCTGTTAGCAGCTACCCGCTGATCGCCGAACGCTGATACATTGGCGACAGTTGATCCCTGTACGTTTATAGATCCAGTAATTGATTTAATAACTATAGCCTGGTTAGTAGGGTTAGCGACGGCCAGTTCCACGTTAAATACCGGTGCAAACAACGTGCCGCCTGGGCGTAGTGATCGCAGTGAAAATATCGCTCTTTGTCCAAAGCGATAGCGTGATAAAAAAAACAGTGCAGCTGCGCCGCCTACCAGTAGTAAGATATTCCGCATTTACAAAGTGCTGCGGCCTTTTAGATCCTTGTCGTTTGTCGTTACCGAAAATAAGATTGAAAAGTCAAACAAAAAAATCTATTTCAAAACTTTTCCTTTTTTGTAACTTTTCGCCTAGCCCGCGCGCGGCTCTGTAGGGCCGCTGCGCGGTCTACGGCGAAGTTAGTGTAAAAAACTGATATATTGTACATTTTTGAAGCTAAAAATATCCACATTGTTACCTGTATTCACCTTTACTTAAAAAAGTAATGTCTTGTAAAGGGTACAAAAAAGGCCCAGCGTAGAAACGCCAGGCCGAATTGCTTAAAAAAACCCTAAACCAACTGCTTATGAGAAAATAAATATACTACTTTTTCTCAAAATCGCTTATGAGCCACGTGCGGCCCTCAAAATTGGCCGTTTCCTTATCGTACCAGTTAATATACCAGGCTCCGCAACTGGCGCAGAATTGGCCAAATTTGAGCCTATTAGTAATATTTCGGTATTTCCTGGGCCGCTTGGTGCCAGGCTTAAAAAAAACTATCGCTGTTTCCAGTTTTTTACTCATTTTGTACTATTTTAGCATTGAATACAGGTGGCTCGCGGCCAGTTCCGCAGTCGTTTGTCTGCGCCAGTCGAGCTTTGCTCCTGGCGCTTTTTTTTAGAAAGGTAGATCGTCTGGCGTTTGATCGTTGCTACTTTGTGGCTGTATAGGCATACTGGCCTGGCCAGCCGGTGCATTTAGATCCTGGGCTTGCTGCTCGCTAAATAAGACGCGCAAATAATTAGCTCCGGCCTTACTCTTGTTTACCCAGCCACTAACACGGTACTGCTTTCCGGCAATGGTAGCCGTGCCGGTGTAGTCGGGTTGCGTGGGCTTTTCCTTTGTGTTTTTGTAAAGGCTGCCGCTGTTGTTTTTCTGTTCCATAATTATTGTTGTTCAGTTTCCTCTGTTCCCAGGTTAAGATTTTGTATTGTTATTATTATTTGCATATTATTTTCTTTACCAAATTTTACTAATGCAGCAACTAAAGTATAAAAAGAAAAAGAACGTAAAACTTTGTCTGCTTCTTCTTCTGCAAAAATTTTTGCATAATTTTTTGTAGTTTTCATAGTTATTGCTGTTCAGTTGCCTCTGTTCCCAGGTTAATTTTTCTTTTTTGTAGGTATTGCCGGTGCTGGCTCAATGTAGGGTACCTGGCTCCAGCGTCCGTTGTAGTTCATTATGGCTACCGGTTCAAAATCGCCGTCGCTACGTATATATTTAGGCTTTAAGACGAACTGGCTCGTTTCCTTATTTTTTTCCACTATCATAGTTGACTGGCTCCAGCGGTCGGTATTGCTACCCAGGTGGCCCAGCGTTTCGCCGTGGCCTTTACCCAGGTGCAGTACGCCGATTAGCAAAATATCGTATTGCTTAGTAATCCGTTTCAGCCAGTTCGTTACTAGGCGCGTTTCTTTTGGATCGTTGTAGTCCAGGCATAAGTCCAGTAGTCCGTCTACAATAAGGCAGCTACAGTCCTTATTTTCGATTAAATACTGCTCTATCATTATGCGGATCTTGCTGGGCATATCCTCGCGCATACTATAGGCGTCAAAATAATCTGGTAACTTTTGCTTATCGGCCAGGCTTACTATCTTATCTATTTGCCGGTAAAAATCAAAACTGCTCATTTCAGTATCAAAATAGCCGATCCTGGGCCGATTGACTGGGAGCTGCAACTTCATACCCCAAATGCCTTGAAAGGGCGGCACCAGGGCTGACGCGGCCGCAGCTCCCACAAATGTTGACTTGCTGGCCTTGGGCAGGCCCGAAAATACAATATAGCTCTGCAGGCAGCCAACTACTTTGCCCTGGATAGTAAAAATAGGCTCTTGCGCAGGTGGCCTATTGGCAGCGTCGTATCGCCTGGCCTTAAGCAGCGCAGTAATTAGTCGAACGTCGTTTGCCATTTAGTTAGTAGTTCCAGTAGCTAGATAGCCATAGCATAAAAATAAAAATGATTAGTAGCCAAAATTTAGGGCTATTCAATAATCTGTAGAGTATCTTTTTCATTTTGCTTTTCGTTTAATTGGTCTAGTAATGTTTTTGCAGTAATGATCGCAGCCTGTATAGGTGTTATCGGCTCGCCTTTGTCGGCTAGCGGGTGCTTTTTGCCCAGCTCCAGGTAGGTAGGTAGCAGCTGAATAGCAAAATACTCTAGTTTGCTCATTCCAGGGATCGGCGCAATAATGCGGCCTAAATTGTCCTGGGCTACTTGTGGCGGAAACGCTGGTTGGTTGTAATTTTCCATTTAAGGGTTTTTTTTAGGTTATAGAATAAAAAAGATATTTCGATAAGAATATAGGCCAGGCAAAATACTGGCAGGCATACTAAAACTAAAAATAATAGCTCTAGTAAGAATTTAGCCAATTTCATCTGGTATCGTTAATATGTTTGTAATTGTGCGCTGGTAGTGGTCAATGCTTTCGCCGATTAGCAGGCGAAGCTCCATAGCCATATTAAAAGGGATCAGCGATTGATCTACCTGGGCGCGGCTGCCGCAGCTGTAGGTAAATTCAATTTTGATCCTGGCGTCGTCCAGGTGTTTGCCTAAAAACTGTAGTGTCTTAATTTTGTTTTCTAGCTCGCGTATGTACGCGGCACGGTCGCTTAGGATTGCCATAGTTCCGATAATTTAAGGTTAGTAAAGTCGTTTGTCGTTTGTAAATTTATATCACTTTAGTTCATATAAACAAAAAAAAATCTACTCTGTAATTGAGTAGATTGCCTAAAATGTATAAAAATCAGCTATTTAAGATAAAAATAGCTTACTTTCTTCTTTTCTTCGCTTAGTTAGCCCCAGTACTTCTTTCCCTTTTACCTTATTCCAGCGTAAAAACTGCGCTGCCACTGCGGCTTTGTCGGCGCCACTATTTAGCAGGCGAAGCAGCGTTGATCTTGCAAACGCTCCAGCGCCTATATTAAATAGCAGGCTGGCCAGCGCTAGTTGCTGATTGTTATTGATCGGCACTTTTACTAATCGCTTGACTTCTCCCTCTGCTGCGGCTACAGTAATGCGCAGCCAGTCCAGGGCTTCTTTTTTTGTAATTGTATCGCCTTTTTTAATAGGCAGGCCAGTATAGGGATTGCGCGTATTGCCGTAGCCGATTGTCCAAATGCCTGCGCTATCCTGGTAGGCTTTTAGCTCCAGGCCCTCAAATTTTGCTATAAGAGTAGCTGCGCTCACGTTAGTAGATAGTAAGATTAAGCCCACAATAGCCAGGGCAATAATATAGTTCTTTGTTCCTTTCATTCATTACAGCCCTGTTTGATCCAGGTCTTTTGCAGCTGCTAGGCCAAGGCCTGCGCCAATAGTTGTAATGCCGGTTACCAGGTCGCCTTTAAGAATAGCGGCCACGCCGCCGATAATAGTGGCAAAGCCAAAAAAGGTCGTTTTCCAGTTTTTAAATAGCTTTTTCATTTTTTACAAAGTTTATTCCGTTATAGATAATTGTTGCAAGGCCCAGGGCTGCCATTATTTGCCGATCCTGGCCTTTTAGCTTAGTTGCCGCATACAGCATAAACGGCCCAATATATGCCACGTCTGCTAGTCTTATGAGCTGTGTTTTCAAAGGCTACTTCGCTTAAATTGCTGAATGAGTATATCGAGCTTGGTTTCCAGCCGGATTAGGCGCTCGCCGTGATCGTCGTGCTTAGCCTGCTTTTCTTCCAGCGTTTTTACTCGCTGGTTAAGTACGGCCCAGGACGCCACAAAGCTACAAGCGCTACTAATTACTATCGTCGCTATGTTGAGATCCACTTTCTTGCTGTTTTTTAGTTTCTTCAGCTATCGCAATATTGACCTCGCGTAGCTTAGATTGCAAAAATTCAATGTTTGCCAGTAGGTCGTAGGCCTGCGCTTTTAGTTCAGTCAAGTTTGTCATTTTTTTAAGGTATTAAGGTTAAATTTAATTGCTCACAAATATACTGATAAGCCGCTAAATTAACGTCGCCAGCCTGGCCCCAAGCGGTATAGTCCTCGCCTGATATACTGGTATTGCCTTGCGCCAAAGATTGCTTAGTTTCTGCGCCCTCGCTATCTGTAGTAACACTGCTAATAACCCAGTAAAACTGCGCGTAGTTGCTCAAATTGTCATTTACGATAGACGCGTCAATAAAATTGCCGCTGCTTGCTTGTC